CGCGGTTGATTCGGGACAAACTGCCCCAGTAGACCCACGCGAGCAAATGGAAGCTTGGAAAGGTCTTGCCCAATCCTTTGAGGGTCTCGGAGTCTTTAACAAAGACGGAACCACGCCCACGATTGTTGATGCATTCCAATGGAGACTTTCACAGGATCGGCAAGATTCGAGCGAAGAGGAAGCGGATGCAATCAGCAAAGCTTCTCAAATGTCCGCGGCCACGATCAAAAAGATGCGCGACCAATCAGCCCTTAGACGTTACCAACATCGGGCAATGATTGGAGAATGTGCCGTAGAGAATTACCTTTCAGCAGAATCGAACCTTGATCTTGAACCAGTCGGGTGGTCTGAAGTTTGGGACGATATCAAAGGGCGGTCGGAAGCTTCTCTGATTCGGATCAGTCGAGACGCAGACGAGCTTATCAATGATCTTTGGTTATTGAATAACTCCTAATCAATAGACCTGAGCAAGTCTTTAAACTGCTCAAAAAAATTTTTAACAGCATTATTGCGCTCGCAAGCTCGGCTCTATAACAGCCAACAACGGCAAACGGTACAGCCTACTCATACCTGCTAACTGCATCTGTTGCTGTCGCTCGTGCCTCGCTCCGCATCTATAACAGACTACGACTGCTGTGGCGAAATCCTTGAGCGATTTGAGCGTTTTTTAAGTAAATTTAGATTATTGAATTATTTGAGGTATAATAAGGGTTAAATAAAGAATTGAGAGAATTAAAAAGTAAACTTAAATTGGGAGAATAAATATGAAACCTGACTACTATAATTCAATGAAGATCACTCCGATAGATTATATAACTGCGAACAACATGGACTTCTGTACTGGGAATATAATTAAGTATGCAAGTAGATGGGATAAGAAAGGAACAGCAATAGATGACTTGAGAAAGATTATAGAGTATGCTAATATGTTAATACAAGGTCAGCTTGTTGAAGAGCAAGACAAGGAAGATCTTGATGAGATCATTCATAACCCCGGAGGTACAATGTAATGTCTAAAAGAGCAGATAGATTATATAATTGGAATATAGAAGGTCAAATAAAGAGATCAACACAAGAAGCTAGCGCTAGATTCGAACGTCAAAAGCAAAATGAATTGAAAGAGGCTGACAGATTAATCTCTTTAGTTATGGAAGAGGCACCATCTTTGGATTCGTTAAGAAAGATTGCAGAAGGATTGAACGTATATCTTTCTCATCTTGATAATGATAATGATAAAGCCTGGAATAAGTTTGTTGACAATAAATTAAAGGATCAAAGCAATGTCTAAAAGAGGTGGGGATCCACAACAAAGAGCAGATGAAATAGTTGTTGAGCTATTAGCTAACGAACTTTCTGTTGCCAAGATAGCCAAAGAATTTGGAGTAACTAAAGCTTATGTTTATATGGTAAACTCAGGAGAGTGCGCTAGAATGAACGGCTTTAAGTACCCTGTTAGGGAGAAGAAGCAGTTTGCTAAAGAGGCACCTACAGACAATTATGGAGAGTTAATATGAACGGAACAGAGCTAATGGAACGAGGTATTAAACAAGCTGTAGATAATGCTAACAACCAACACGCAGGATGGTCGGATCAAGCTTATAGTTTCCTACTAGACTTTATTGATTATTATTGGCTTGATACGTTTATGGCTGAAGAAGTAAGAACGCATGCTAAAGGCTTGGTCCCTGATCCACCAAGCAAAAGAGCTTGGGGAGCCATAATAAGAAAAGCAGTAAAAGAGGGATTAATTAAAAGAGATAGTTATCAATCAGTAAAGAATCCTAAAGCGCATTCAACGCCAGCTACTTTATGGAGAATTATAGAAGATGAATAATTTAGATAAATGTGATCCTTTCATGGGAGGTTGTAGAGATATTGCTAAACCTTTGGAAACTGAACCTTCTTTGAATCCACCAGAAACAGAACAAGATAGGCAGGACGAGCATCTCTTTAGGATCTATAATAGCCTGAAGAATATAAAGTATTATGTTGATAGACCTGATATGTTAGAGTTAGAGTTAGAAAACTGGGCGCATCAATCACAGCAAGATGAAGATTATTTAGATTACGATATGCACTATGAAGATATGGAGGGGTACTGATATGAGAGAATTTACAAACTTAAAAGAAATTGTAGACCATATAACACCATTGACCACTGATAAATATTTATTTGAAATGTCTCAGCGTATAGAGGAAATAGTTAGGAACATACAGGATCTTACCGTTCAAATAGATTTTCAGATGACTGAATTAAACTGTGTTCGTCATGAGTTGGCAGGTTATGACCCTGATCTTGACGAGCCGGACTTGCATGGTAAGGAAGAATTCGATCTCGCTGTTGAGGGAGGCGATACCGACCCGACTTTACCTTAAATAACAATGACTTACGGAGATTAATCATGAGTCTTACGGAGGTTAATGATGACTAAATACAGAGTGCTAGCAGAAACGGCGACGCTCTTTGAGCTTTTTATCGATGCCAAGAATGAGGAGGAAGCATGGAAGATCGCAAGAGAAGCAGACTTTGAGAGTTTTGAAGAAATTAGCGACGCTAGATGGGATATTTATGACATTTTTGAGGCGGATATTGATGACATTAATGGCCTACTTTGAGGAGGAATTATGAAAACAGAGTCAGGGATAGAAGGCAGAACATTTAATATCCAAACAGTGAACCCCGTCACTGGAAAAATATATTGGACAAAGCCTGTTCACTCAACCATAGCAGGTGCTATGTGTTACGCAAAAAGGCGATGCAAAGATCAAAGAAGAATATTAATTTGGGAAGCTGTTGGTGATGAAATTTATCTGAAAGCCTACATGAACGACCAGTATTCTAGGCTTCAGTACATAGTATGACCCATAGGAGCATATAACATGTCACATTTTTATGGAAGTGTTAAAGGTAACAGAGGTGAGGCAACACGAGGTGGATCTAAGAACTCAGGTTATAAATCTTATGCAGCAGGTTGGGGTGGAGGAATTGAAGTTAGATTATGGCATGATCCCGATGGAGGCAAGGATCACTATACAGTATGTCAGGTTTCACATTGTGGAAAAGGAATTGAAAGGGAAATAGCTAGAGGAATTGTTGGAGAATCCTTTGTGCTAGGATCGTTGGAGTGATGCAGGATGCTTAGACTTCCTAGAGTATTTAACTTTAGGAGTATGTTTATGACCAACGAATTTATTATATTTAGAAACTAAATTACGACGCTTGCGTCTAATTGATTTCCGATCATAAAGTGCATTGTCCATAATAAGTAACCAATAACGGGGTAAAGTTAATGAAATCAATAAGTTACAACATCAGATATAGAAGGCTCTCCATTACTAGGGTCATCTTTAAATGCCATAATATTGCCATATTACAACCATCCCCACGCCACTCCCCATTGGTTATTAGTTAAGGGGGACATATGAGAAAGAGAGGGATAGAAAGAGTTAAACAGTTAGTTGATAAGGGGATAAATTTGCAAAAGAAATTAACTGCTGAGTCTATAAGAAATGGGTCTGTACCTATAGATACATTACTAAATAGATGCTTATCTTATATAGAAGAACTAGAGCATATATCTGTTCCTAGCCAATCTAGGGTAGATAAACATAAAGCTAAAGTATTATTATATAATATATATAATCATCTTCAAGATTATCATGGCTTAGAAAGGCAAGATTATAATGATAAGAGATCAGTTAGCTTAGATGAAATATCTAAAAATGATAGTGAGCAGATACCTGAATCAGCTTATATGCATTCAGGAGGACTAGGATATAGAAGAGTTAATTGGAATGCATCTTACTTGCTAGCTACACATGGCAAATCAAACGCATCTTCTAATCCATATTGGAAGCCCACTAAACCTAGACCTTGCAAAGTATGGTCTAAAGCTGAGGTAGCTGAACTAAACAAGGAGCGTGGTGGGCATTAAGGGTAATCCGGGTATGTAGGTAGGAGATAACCTTAGTGTCCCGTCACGGTCAACACAGGAGGTCTGATGACGAATGACACAATACATTTCAAACATGGTAGAGAAGGCACAGATGAATGATACATAAATGCGTTGATTGTGATAAAGAAGCTACACAATTGCACCCTCATCCTTATTGTGATTGGCATTGGGCGGTACAACATTCTTATCAAACAGTGAAAGGGCGAAAGTTACCCTTCTTGGAGGCATTCAAATTACTGACAAAGCATGGAAGCGGTTTGAGCGAAGAGTCGCAAGCAAGGTCAATGGCAAGAGAATTCCTATCAACGGTCGTAAGGGATTAGATATAAGCCATCCTGTTTTAGATATCGAATGCAAATACCGCAAGACATTACCTGACTGGCTATTTACTAAAGCTTGGAGACAAGCAAACGAAGGGAACGGTATCCCTACTATTGTAGTTGGCAAACATAATAGTTCAGATATGTTTGCTATCATTAACCTTGATGACTTAGCTAAACTCATAGGAGAAAATAATGAACAAGATAGAAATGGATCTTAAAAGACCTTTTGCTATCGGTAAATTAAAATGGAGGCAGGGTGGAGGTGGTAAAGAATTGGTTTATATCACAGCTAGAGATGTGATGGATAGGTTAGATGAGGTGTTTGGCGTTGGTGGGTGGCAGACTAATTTTGATTTTATTGGTGATAGAATGATATGTAAGCTAGCTATATTAACAGATCAAGGATGGATAACTAAGTCAGATGGAGCAGATGATTCTACTATTGAGGGAGCAAAAGGAGGTATATCTGACGCATTAAAACGTGCCGCTGTACAATACGGAATAGGTCGTTACTTATATCATCCTAATGCATTTGATTCTAACAAGAATCCTGCTGAATGGGCTACACCAGAAGGTTATGATAAACTAATGGAGAAAAGAAATGGCTAAGTCTGATAGAAGAAAGAAAAGTAACAAAGAATGTACTATTGATATAGCTAAATACAATGAAAGTGTAAGACTATATGTTCAATCATCAGGCAATGTCTTTGAACCTTTTGAATGGGGTTGCAAGTGGAGTGACTTACCAGTAGGATTACTAGACAAAATGCAGGAGGCTTATGAGCAAGTGGTACTATCAAAAAAGCAAAAAGAAAAAGAGTACGTTGCATCCAATCTCGAAGGGGTATGGGAAACAACGACACACTCCAACTATTACGAGCCTTACTCTACTACCTGATCCAGCAGGAGATCAAAGGTTTGAGATGAGGCGTTATGACTTTGCTATAGTTTGCTATTTAAATAGAGATCAGCTATATAACGGCAGCACTTGGGAGGAAATATTTAAAAGAAACGAAGGGGTATCTCTCTGGGACTATATTAAATTCGCAAATGAAAATGACTTTAAGAAAAAGTTTTCAAACAGAAAGAAGCCTAAGAAATTTATTACAACATTTGTAAAGGAATAGGGGAAAAGTATGGAGTTTAGAACAAAGTTAGGCGCAGATGTATTTAGGCAAAAATACGCCATGAATGCCTATGAATCATGGGAAGACAGAGCAAATACTGTAGTTAATTGGGTGTGTGGTGATATGGATGGACATAAGAATCCTTTAATGTCAAAAGATGATAGAGATCAATTGGTTCAATACATATCAGACTTTAAGTTTATGCCGGGGGGTAGATATTTATGGTATGCTGGCAGACAAGCGAGATTCTTTAACAACTGCTACTTATTGAGGTTAGAGGAAGATAGCAGAGAAGAGTGGGCGGCATTAACGCAACGTGCCATGTCCTGCTTAATGACAGGAGGGGGTATTGGGGTTGATGTTTCGATCTGTCGTCCTTCTGGTAGGCAACTATCAAAGACAGGTGGAGTAGCTTCAGGTCCGATACCCCTCCTGAATACACTCAATGAGGTGGGAAGGAATGTAATGCAAGGAGGAAGCAGAAGGTCTGCGTTATATGGAAGTTTAAATTGGCAACATGAAGACGCTAGAGATTTCTTGACTACTAAGAACTGGTTTAACATGAAGCTTGGCAAGCAACAAGAATATTCTGTATCTGATATGAAGGGATTAGATTTTAATTATCCTGCACCTTTAGACATGATGAACATAAGTCTTAATTATGATGACGCATGGTTACATGGTGATGGTAATGATGACATATTTATACAGAATGTCAGGCAAGCAATGATGACGGGTGAACCGGGATTCTCTTTTAACTTTGGAGATAAGCAGAATGAAACGCTACGAAATGCATGTACAGAAATTACTTCCGAAGATGATTCAGATGTCTGCAACCTTGGATCTGTCAATATTGCGGCTATTGAATCGATTGAAGATTTTAAAGATGTGGTGCATCTTGCATCTAAATTTCTGGTATGCGGTCTTATACGAGCGCATCTTCCATACAAAAAAGTAGAAGAAGTAAGGCAGAGAAATTCAAGATTAGGGTTAGGGTTAATGGGAATACACGAGTGGCTATTAAAGCGTGGATACCGTTATGAAATGAACGATGAATACAAAAAATGGTTAACAGTCTATGAAAGAGAATCCGAAAAAGCCGCAAATGAGCATTGTGACAGACTTTTTCTCAAGCGTCCTAAAGGGTATAGAGCAATTGCACCAACAGGAACTATTAGCATTCTCGCCGGAACAACCTCTGGCATTGAGCCAATCTACGCCGTTGCATACCGTAGAAGGTATCTTACAGATGGGACAAGATGGAAGCATCAATTTGTGGTTGACGGTACAGCAGAATATCTCATCGCCAACGGAGTCGACCCCGAAAAGATCGAGTCTGCGGTCGATCTAGCCATTGATCCTGAACGCAGAATTAAAATGCAATACGATCATCAGAAGCATATAGATCATGGGATAAGTTCTACCCACAATTTTCCTGAATGGGGGAGTGAATATAACAATGAAGATTTGGTTCCTAAAACAGGCGCATTAATAAAGAAATATGCACATGGAATGCGAGGTTTTACAATATATCCATCAGGATCAAGGTTTGCACAACCTGTAACTGCGGTTCCTTACGAAGAAGCGCGAACTAAAAGAGGAGTTATCTATGAAGATAACAGTGATGAGCAATGCTTGTCAGGAGTGTGTAATTTATAATGCTTATCTCTCATAAGGTGTCAAGATTCAAATGTTAGAAAAAAGTAAACGATGGCAAAGCAGGAAGTACCTTAACTGGATAGCTACCTTACCTTGCGCTAACTGTAAAATAGAAGATGAAACCATAGTGCCGCATCACGCTATTGATATAGGTGCAATCGCAGGTAGGGTAGCTAGCAAAGGTTTGAGTATGAAGTCTAATGATTGGTTAGCTATGCCGTTATGTTATAACTGCCACAGTTTATTGCATAGTGGAGATAAAGTTATATTATCTTGTCAGCCATTGTTTATATTTGATACGCTGGATAAAGCATTTAAAGAAAAAATTATAGGAGATAAAAAATGATTGTATTAGATGATGATTTAACTGATGCATTAGATAAATGGGAAGAACTTATACCCATCTACTCTAAAGCAAAAAGTGTGAGAGTGCAACTTGAATCTTTTAAAAAGAGTAAACATTCTGCGCTTACTTTAGAAGCAGAGGGATCTTCAAATGCAGAAAAAGAGCATAGAGGATACGCACATAAAGAATATGTAGAACTACTTAAAGCGGTAGCTACAGCCGGAGGGGAAGAGGCAGGTGCTTTGTGGGGATTGAAGTTAGCTGAAGCTAAAGTTGGAGTATGGCGCACCTTGCAATCAAACAAAAGAACAGAAGCAAAAATATTATAAGGAGAAGTATATGTACTTTAGAAACATGAAGCCTCATGAAACATTTGGGTCTTTGATGGATGAATTATTATCTCCTCAGAAGTATGGGGAGAGTCTAATACAGTATGGGGGAACTAAAGAGAATCCTATCATGTTTAAAAAAGGCAAGTGGGTGTATAGTAAATTCAAAGCATGGCACGATGAAGACGGGTCATATCATGAAGAGTTAATTGACGAAACAAAAGGAGATAGTTAGCATGCCTTACGATAAAAATAATTATGAAGAAGGAAGAGGTAAATTCTGGAGGCAGAGTTCAGACAATCCAAAAGCCCCAATGTATAGAGGGGATGTTAAGATACCAAAAGGATGGGAAGGGAAGGTGATGCAGATTTCGGTTTGGCATAACCCAGCACATACCACTAAAGACGGGTATGAGATTAAAGAATGTTGGGGCATACACCTAACTGAGCCGTGGGAAGGTGAGTCAAAGTCTGACTTTAAACCTAAGTATCATGTTGCTCCAGAAAGAAGGGAGCAAAAGGATGATATACCGTTTTGACATATATTACATACCCAGATAAGAAGAAGGTCAATCTTGTGTTTGATAAATTTAAACACAGATACAGAATTAAGGATGAGTTTGTACCATCTGTAACTAGGATAATTGATTCTGTTATACCTAAACCTCATCTTGTTCAATGGGCGGCTAAGATGGGCGCAGATTGGTGGCTTGATAACTATGATAATGAGTCGAGGTATGTACATGAGGGCATAGCTAATGCCTATAAAATAAAATCTGAAACCGCACTAAAGATTGGATCTATGGTTCACGATTATATAGAGAATGTTATTAAGTGGAGCCTTGACAATAAAAAGTCGGAACCAATTAAGCCAGACAACGATGCGGCTTTAAATTCTATTGAAGCATTCGGCAAATGGGTTAAAGCTAACGAGGTTAAATGGATATCATCAGAAGAAAAAATATACAGTAGAACTCACCATTATGCAGGAACAGTGGACGCTATAGCTGAAGTTAATGAAGAGTTCTGTGTTATAGATT